GTAAGCTGTTGGCCATGTTAAGGTAATAATCTTACCGCCGATATAATTAATAGTGGCAGTTGTTGTGGTAGCCTGTCCTATACTTAGGATACCTACAATCGAAACCAATTGGTCTTGACTGTTTGTATTGTTCCCGTCTAATACGGGGATACTAAGAAATTTTTCCATAATAAAAATAATTTATGTGTTAATAGTTAAGCAATAGTAATATCGCTTACTGGGTATAATGGGGTAATTAAAAAAGAAGGGTTAGTCCAAGAAGTTTGCAAAGCAGCAACAGCACTTGACTGTATAAACTGTCTAAACTGGTTTCCAGAGTTTGTACCACTCGCGGCTCCGACATCTCCGTGAGTAATAGTAATTACTTTCCCACTCCCATAAGTCAGAGAGGTTGTAGTCGTTGACTCCCACTCAATAAGTTTTACATCAGTAACAGGGACCAGTTGGTTGCCCTCGCTTGTTACAGGGATGCTTAAAAATTTTTCCATAATAAAAATAATTTATGTGTTAATACGCTACAAATATAAGCAAAAAAAAACACCCATCTCTGAGTGCTTTTAATTTGGGAAGGAGATGCGGATTACTCACCCAGCATCTTTACGAGACCCTTATAGATATGGACTCCCTCGTCCGTCTTTAGATAAGATCCTACCACATGGTATGGGTCCTCTCCGAAAGGGATAGTGAGCATTTTCTTTTTGTTTCCTTTGAGGTTAAAGTATACGTCCTTGTTTTTATTTCGGAAGCTTAGCATGTTCTCATCGAAGAACTGTCTTACCTCATCTCCGAACTCTAAGTCTGGATCGTTAACTACCTCTATAAAGTCTTCAGGGTTGTATTTAGCAAAGAGTAATATATCTCTTTTCAACTCTGCAGTGCTCAATTTATCCACGGACCCCCCTATAAGAATCCTACTTACAGATAGAAGTTTCTCGAAAGAAAGTTCCTTAGCTAAAATTTGAGCATTCAACTCCATCTCTAATATCTCCACATCTTCAGAAGCGTCTCTTTCGTTATTCACCTCCTCGAAGACTTTGTCTCGCATAGGGTGGTAGTATAGAAACTGCTGAAGGACTTGGTTTTCTTTTGTTACATAAAGTAGACCGTCCTCAAAAACGATAGGCTCTAAGATAGCGTTCCCATCCTGCTCCTCCACAAAGGGAGACTTTTGGTTACGGGCATATCGAAGTGGGCGGTTAACACCTGTGTCTTCGTCGAAATAAAGTAAAGGAGATCTACTCGAGTTATGAGAGGCCAGCATATAGTTAAGCGGGGTCGCATTAGTTTTTAATCTGTACGCCTTAGACGTAAATATCTTTTTGTTTTTCATTATATTTTAATTAAAGTTAAAAAAAAGGGGGAGGAGATAAAGCCTCCCCCATTTCCATTATGTTATGTTATGCGTTCTGGAATAAGAAGAAGTTGTTTGCACCTAAAGTACATACACATCTCTCACTCAAGAAGTTAACCTCCATAGCATCCAAAGAAGAGTTAGTCGCTCCACCAGCAGAACCAGTGATCCAAGTTTTGTATCTTCTATCTTCAGTTTCTGAAGCTCTGTATCTAACGTGTAAGAATGGACGCTTAGCGTTCTTTCCTAAAACTTGATCGTATACAGTAGTAGAACCAGCTGGGACTAAAAGTCCGTTGATACCACCATTTACAATACCACCTCTCATAGAAGCGTCGTTAAGGTATTTCCAGTCTGTCTTATAGAAGTCGTAACCTCTACGGAATCCTGTGAAACCTAAGTTAAGCGCCATCTCTTGATCGTTATCGAAGAGTCCGTATGAAGTACCACCCGCTCCGTAAGAGTTTTGTGCAGCTAACATATCGTCCATATCGAAAGAGAACTGACGGTTTACAAAGAGAGCATTCTCCTCGATAGAACCCTGCTTATCCAATCTCTGGATTACATTATCGAAGTCCGCTAATGCAACTGGGTTACCCCCGCCGTATACGTTACCTCTATTCCCTACTGAGTAGAATACTCCGTCTGAACCAGCTCCAGTTGCGGCACCTACTACAGCTGTTCCATTACCTAAGTCAGTAGAAGCTCCTGAACCAACTTCCGCAGGTACAGCCTCCACCATAGCAGTCTCCAAGTAGTCTTCGAAACGAAGTCTTGTATCGTGCTCTGACTTTAGGTACCATAGGTATCCGTTAGCTCCATCCTCAGAAGTAATCTCGATCCATCCGATCTGAGCCATATCTGAACCTGATACAGCGTATCTGTCCTTAATGATAATCGGCTTATTCTCAAAGATGTAGTCGTCAGACTCTAAAGAGTCAAGCATTCCAGGAGTTCCTTTTTCAAACTCAGAACCGTAGATGAATACAGTGCAGTTAACTCCAGCGCCCACTGCCTGTCCTCCAGCTTCGTAGTAAGAAACCGTAAAGGTTTGAGTACCAGCAGCACCTATAGCGGTAACCACAGCTTTATTACTTAAGCCAGTGCCATCCGTGTTATCAGAGATCATAACCGTTTGACCGATTCTGATAGCGATATTTCCTGTTCCAGCCGTAGTAGTTTGTCCAGCAGGGCCCGTTAAAACGTCCGCGACGGTCCATAGAGCAAGCTGATCTGTTCCAGCAACAGAAGTAGTGGTACACTGTGTGTATTTAATATGCAATCTTCCTTGCTCTGCCCACTTAATCATGTCAGAGTTAGAAGGCATTTCCGCTCCCACCATTCTTAGGAATGAAGAGATCGATCTATTACCGTAACGCTCAAATTCCTTCTCATAAGTATCTGGAAGATACTGATTGAGGAAATCGAAGTTGGTAATATAGTTTGTTGACAGAGGAACTCGTTCCGCGGACGGAATCAAGTTGAACCCTGGTGTAGCATTTACAGCCATGTTTTCTTGTTTTTTTTTAAATTATTAAACTTTTTTTATACTCCTAATTTTGAGTCCCTTTCCACTCGATGTATCTCCAACAGGTCTGATATTTAAACCATTCTTGCTGAAAGACTGAGGGGTCTGACGAACCATATCGATGTTCTTTGATTTTTTAGAAACATCATCAATAGTCTCAGCCTTACCCTGTTCATAGAAAAATTTGGCGAACTTCTCTGGATTCATAGCTATAGACATAGCTCTATGATATCCTTCCGCGTCTTTCATCATGCCGCTTTCAGAATCTAAATAAGGTTTGATAAAATTATTTACATCCTTCTGCTTGCTCATCAGTTCTGACGCATCACCAGGTTTGTAGGTATATGACTTGTCGTTTACCGAAACCTCAAAACCTTTGAAGTCATCGTTGAAAACGTCACCCGTTTTCTCAACAAACCAACTGTACCTCTTCTTCATTTCCTCTTCACGAGTAGTGGAATCCTCTACGAAGCTCTTATAGCGATTAAACTCTTCTGTCTGATCTTTGGAACTAAGACTCCCGCTTGACTCAAGGGGAGCTTTGTATTGTTCTTTCTGTTCAGTGAAGAATTTCTTCGCTTTTACAAGCTCTCGTTTTTGTGCTAACTTTCTTTTCTTTATATCCTTATCCTCATCCAGGTCTTCGTCGTATCCAAACTTATCTTCTATGAGATCTTGAATATCAATTTCGTCCAACCCTTCTTCGGTTTGGGAGTAATAATTAGACAACACTTCCGTGGGTTCCATTTCGTCGTAATCCTGTTGTAGTTTTACGAAGTCACTTATCCCTCTTCCTGTTTCCTTTTTATATTTAAAGAACGCTGACACATCCTCTGGTAAATCCTCATTCGCTTCTTGCGTTGCAAACAACTCATCAACAGAGTTTATTTCTTTATTATATCTATCCTTAATATACTTAAGAATATCTTCATCTTTTAAATCACCTGTCTCGGTAGGTACTTCCACTTCTTCAGCAACGGGCTCTACCTTTTCAGGTTCCGAATTGCTTTCTTCCGCAGAGAATTTCTCCTCATGGTTTTTTAGAAGTTGCTCTTCTACTTCCGCTGTAGATTTCTCTTCTACATCTGAGACGGCTTTTACTACAAATTTTGACTCTTCCATTTAATTTAATTTTTTGTAAAGTTAGTAATATTATCTTGGATTAAACTCAGCGAGGTCGAAGCCATCTAAACTATCCTCATTGGACTCAAAGTTTATAGGCGGTAAGTTATTTTTCCTCTGCTGGATTAATTTCGATTGTTCGGTATTGGCTTGGCTGATGCGTTCAGACTTGGCGTCTTCGCGCTGGGTCTCTCGAGAATCTACCTGCTGCTGCTGCGCCCCGGCTAAAGACATCTGCATCTGGAACTCCACCTGCATAAGCTGTTGCTTAAGCATAGCCTCGTTCTTTTGTCTCTCAATATCAAAACCTACTTCAGCCTGTTTGATTTGCATCTTAGCCTGCACCTCCGCTTGGATCTTCTGCATAGCCGCTTGAGCTGCCATCTGTTGAGACTGTTGGTTTACTTGAGCTTGCATCTGTTGCTTCTGTGCCTCCGCCTGCTGCGACTGTTGTTGCTTTTGTTTCCTCTTTACCTTTAGAAGCTGGTTCGCCATCTTAAGGTTTCGGATCTCGCGGATATCTATTGCGTCCTCTAAGTTTATATCTCCCTGAGATAAAGCCATTTGGATATTTTGCTCGAGCATTTGTTTCTGCTCTTCGTCAGGAGACATCTCTATAAAGATCCCAAAGTCATATATATATAAGTTAGATATCTCTTCTAAGATCCCTAAGTTGTATTTACCTATTTGCATAGCAAACTCATCCCTAAACTCGGCGTACTCTAAGACGTCTGCACAACGAAGCGATAGAGCTTCGGCAACAGTCTTCGTAATAAATAAACTGGCCTGAAGGATATGTCGCGTAGCGGTGTTAGAATTTAAAGCAGCCAGCTTCTGAACCCCAACTAAAGAGTTAGGGTCTGGAGTGGACCCGTCACGAGCCTCATTCAACCCAGTCACTTGCCTTATCATATCTAAATAATGGTTATAGTTTCCTATAAGCATCTGCATCTTACTCGCTCCGCTACTTGCAGTGAGTTGAGTAATAGGAACCTTGGCGTTATTGTATTCCCCGTCTTGGGTATAACTTCTCCCTACCACACTACCTGTTTGGAAGTATAGACGTAAAGCATCTTCAGGAGTATACGCACTCCCTGTTCCTAAATCTACTTCGTTTAAACCATCGGCGTCTATAAAGACTCCGTCTGGAACAACACGAGAAACTACTTGCTGTATCTTTAAGTGAGTCATCTGGATAAGATCCGCAAACGGAATCATCCTTCTGACTAAAGACTCCACAACTCCTTTATACATCCTTGGGGCAGAAGCCACATAGTTAGCCATAGCAAATTGATTTGCTGAATTTGGCCTCACCATATTTTTCATCATATCCCACTGTATAATAATATTAGTCCCCATTACCATGACGCCCTCATACCATACATCGATTCTTTTCTCTACTCTTTCAAACTCCCCCTCGTCCATCATCTCCTGTGGAGGGTCGAACTGGTCATCCTTCTCAACAGTTTTAAAACTGCCGTCGCTCATCTTCTTCTTCTTATATACAAAACTATTTGTAGTCTTGTAATTAAAGTATAGGAGAGTGCATGTGTCTCGAGCAAACATACTGTTCTCATACATAGCGGCTACGTTATAGTAGTCGTACCACGATTGGCTGTACTTAGATATTTCTTCTAAATCACTCTCTGTTAAATCTGGGTTTATTTTTAAAACCTCCGTAATAGGAATAGTCTTCAACTCCCCCCAATAGAAGCAGTCCTTAAAGTATGGGTCTTCCGTATAGCTGTATACCACGTTAGCGGGGTCTACATACTCTACCCTTACTCCATCTCCCTTTTGGAAAGTATGTTTGCATATACCTATCCCCAGGACAGTCATATCGTAGTCCACCCTTTTTCGGATATCGCTATAGTGACTCTCGTCCAACATAGTATTTATAGCAACTTCGTTTGCAATCTCTACAGCAGGCTTGTAATTTAACTGCATATAAAGCTCCATCTCGATATCGCTTTCTGGAAGCTGGTCTGGGTTGACTTCAAATGCGTCTACTCCAAAGTCTGCTTTTATCTGGCGGAACAGATCTTGGGAGACCATATTTCTTTCCACCATCTCTTGGAACTGGTTTCTTTTCTCTGCCGAGAGAGAGTCCTGTGCATAACACTTAACGTCAAACAACCTGTCTGACATTCCGTTTACTACTATATCCACAAACTTGGGTATAATAGGAATAGGAGTCCAGTCTAAGTTTAGATATGATAGGTCTCCATCTATAGCTAATTCGTTTTTATATTTTCCAACAGACTGCTCCCCCCTGGCATATAGTCTTAGTCTATGGAACTCTTGAAACTGACTGTAGAACCTACACGATAACCCGTCTCTTCTAAACCACTCATATTGTATAGCCTGACCTACTTGAAGGCCAAACTCTTTTTTTGCTTTATCGGAATCAGATACAAACTGATTCGGGAAAACGGCTGAATTTATCTCTACTTGAAGTCCTTTCATTTAACTATCTGACTTGTTGCGCTGTTGTTATTATACCTTGCAAAGTTAATGCTTATTTTCGTAGTCTGTTTAGAAGGTGTATATAAGTGTTTTTGATTAGCCATTATAGCCAACCCAGTGCTAATAGACGCATCAAACTTAGTACGGTTATTAATATCAAACTTCGCCCAGTCCTCTAAGGTACGCCTAAAATACATAACCCCCATATCCTCAGCGTCCCTAAAGTCCCCGTTTAAATCTATACCTATATGTTTTTCTATATATGATTCTATAGCAGAGGCATGGGATTGCTTTACGTCTTCCGAAGTGTTAGGTATACCTCCTAACTCCTTCTCGGTTTTTGAAAGTTTATTGTATATTTTATCGGGCCTGTTCATAGAGTACCCTCTATACCCTCTGTTCTTTAAATGGTATAAGAGCCTTGGTTTATTATTCTCGCATAGTATAGGCATTCCGTAGAACACACACGCCATTAGAACTTCTTCGAAAAATATCTCCGCCGTTTGAGGGCGGGCTATATACTCTAAGAAAAATTCATTTGCAGGGGCCTCGTCCATATTGAACTTAGTTAACCCATGGAGTGATCCGTTCGAACCCTTTCCTACTACCACTCCTGATATATCATATGAGTCACACCCAAACGTTCCGAGGTGTTCGTTGCCAGGATATTTCCTACCGTTCCTTACCTCTACTCTATTTTGCATATGTGGGGGAGGAGTCCAGCTAACCAAAAACCTCCCCCTCTTGTCGGGCGACCATATGACTTTAGAATCTTTTATACCATCCTTCCATCTAAACGATCCTCGGGTAACGTGGTGGTCCATTATAAGAGAGTCGTTATAATCTATCTGCTGGTATATCTTTGTTAGGTTGAATAAGGATTGCTTACTCTCGTCTCTAAAGGCATGCGACTCCGTGCGAGGGAACTGTCTGTAGAACTCATTTAAAGCGTCCGGGTCTTGAGTCAAAGAGTCTACCTCATTCTTCCAGTAGTCTATAGCCCCCAGAGTTATATCTTCCCCGTCGATTCCTATTATAGGTTTCCCTGGAGTAGTGAATACAGGCATCCCGAATATATCTATATACCCCTCGAAGTTCCACTCCATAGGAATAAATAAACAATACAGTCCACTCTTGGTCTGTCCGTTTGCGTTTCTTTTCGTTGGGAGAGAGTCCTCGTACAAAGCTTTAAAGTTCCTTCCGCCTTTATCCAAAGCGTTAGACGTAGAGCCCATCATACATTTCCCGATAACCTTACTTCCCAATCTAAGACATGTCTTAGTGACACGCCAGTTGTTTAGGATATTGTCTGGTTTCTCCCATTTCCCACTCTCATCGTGGAGAAGAAGCTGTAGCTTCTCTCCGTCATAGCTATTGTCTCCGGTATTCTTCCAGTCTATCGTCGTGTCCAGTCCTTCCAGCTCCTCGTCCGCCAGGTGGTACATGTTCTTCTTTGTAATCTTCGAAGCAGGAACACGATAAGCCAGCTCTGTTTTAGGCTTATCCATTCCATCCTGTATCGGACGGAAGAAGAACGGATAGTTATTAGAGATAGGTACAACCTTATCGGTAAACATTTTTTTAGCATCTGATCCTGTCTTTGAAAGTATACCTATCCTGGAGTCTTTAGTTATAGTAGCTTGGTTTACGCCTTCGCAAGAACTCATAAAGGAGAATCCTGAACGACGTATCTTAAGGTAACACATCCCAAAGCTACGCTTGTCTGCTTTACACGCCTCCCAAAATATATAGAATATCCTATTCGCTTCACGAAAGTCTGGATTCCCTACGTCTATCTTGGTCCACTGCAGATACATATAGTGTGTACCAGTTAGGTACACAGGAGAACCGTTATTCATAAACCAATGACCCTGTTCTCTTCTATCGAACTCCTGCTCGACATAGTCTACCCACTCCGCTTTAAATGTGTCTGGCGTTTCGTGCCATTGAAAGATAGACTTAATCCTCTTCAGTTCTTTTGCGATAGGTGTTGGTTCCCAATATTGCTCCTCTTTCTTCCCCGACCTTTTAAATACATCCTTAGAAATTTTAGGGAGACCTATATATAAACCATTGATATAATATACCTCACCTAAAGTTCCGTCTTGAGAAATTATTATTACGTCATACTTTTCATTATATCCGTATAGCCAAGTGCGAGCCTTGTTCTTAGAAACAAGAACAGACTTAGGCACATGTTTATGCATAACCTTATATAAACTATTTTGATCGTGACTCTGCAAATCCTTTCGGTGTATTGTTTTTCTTTTCTACGACAGTCCCCTCCAATATAGCCCGTTCCTCTTCGATACGTTTGAGTATCTCAAAGGCGTCAAATATAGCGAGCTTCTTAGTGGCAGCGGCATTCTTTAACCTGTCCGCAGCCAGCTCATCCTCAGTATCATACTTTATAATATCTTCTTTAGCTACCCTAACTAACTGTTTAACAGCCTGTTCGCCAGCCATGATGATACTTAGTTTAAGTTCCTTAATGTCCATCTTGCCCAGCTTTTTCTTTTAATAAAGCCAAAGCCTCGTCATACCCTGGCATAAGTTTTAACAACTCTAAGGTGCCTATAGCTAACTCTCGTGTTTGTTTCTCCTCCAGAATTAACTTCTTTAAATTCTCCGTTACGTCTTCGCTCCTACTTTTTAGTAGAGAGATATTTTTCTGTACTCCCATGATTTAATTTTTATATTTATAAAACATTACATATACTTGTCTACCTTCTTTCCAGGAGGTGTTTGGATATTTACTATGGAAATAACTGGATGGGTAAGAGACCATTCTATTTTGTTCATATCCAATTACAGAACTTAGCCTCCACATATCTAAGACCTCTGAGTCCACTTTTATCATGCGGTCATACTCTGCGTCCGTTATATCTTTTGGAAGCTCTCTACCGTACCTCTGATGCTCCCACAAAGCTGTGCCGTGTAGGTCTTCCTTTTCCCTGGGGGACATATATAAAACTAACGCCCTGTCTGGACGTTGACCGTTTATATTTAAGTCCGAATGGATACGCCATGTGACGTCTAACTCATCTGTAGATTGCCTAAAGAAAGCCAAGATGCTTTCCATCTCCCTTCCTTCCTTCTCCTCCAGCTTGTTTAAGATATATTTAGTAAAGCTTTCTGGAGATTCTTTTATATAAAAGTCTTTGCCTCCAGACTCTACCTTCTCAAATTCTCCCTCGTTTAAATAGTCCGTAGCGAGTTGAAAAAGATCCTTCTCTATTATATCGTCCACTATATATATCATAGTATCATAGTAATGTTATTTGTAAACATACGATACAGTTTCTCCCCCTCGACAGTAAAGGGGTACTCACTTTCTGGTTCGAAACAAACTTCATCCCCTTCCTTAACTCCTAAAGCTTCCAGCTCAGCGTTTATATATCTAACTATCCCAATCAAAGGCTCCTCTCCACGCTTGTATACCACAGACTCCCTCGCCTTTACGGGTTCTATAAAACAATATTTCCCATACGCCCTCCATTTATCTGCAGATTTATACAGAAAAAACTGGTCTGGATCGATAAGGAATAGGTCGTCTTTGAAGAAGCTTTTCCCACTCTTCTCTCTACCCCGCATATCGTAGTAGTACTTGAATACGTTGTGGTGAACGAGAAGGGTGTCGCCCTTCTTTACAGGTCCGCAGTAGTTAATAGGAGTCTCCTCTACTACCGCAAAGCGGTTAGAAGAAACGTGATCCTCTTTAGATACGCTGGTGACTAAATCAATGTCACCTACTTTTTTAATGTTATCGTATCTCCTTTCGTTATATGCTTTTACAAGAAAGCTAAAAGGGGACTTCATCAGAAGTTTATATTAAACTCTAAAGAAATAGGTAGCGTTTTTCGAAACTCCTTCCACAGATATACCTCTTCGGTTTTCTGTATCCAGATCCTATACGCTTCGTCGTTGTCTTGTATAAGGTGTATCTTATGGCTTCCACCCAAGACATCCTGCCCTACTATGTAATGCATCGCGCCAGACTTATAGTCTGCGCCGATTGATATTTTTCTAATGTCCATTTCATTTAATTTTAATTATACCGATCCACTAAATTTAAGAACTATCCTCGCCACCCAAGTCCCTTGTACACCACCAGTAGCGGCCCGTACCGTAGCAAAAAACCCAAACCCTGGCTCAAGGATCTCTGTGCCACTTGTGGCTATTGTCATGTTTTTAGTAACATTTATATTCGTTGCTGTAATAGCCTCCGTCCATGTAGCAGCTGGGACCGCTTGATAAATGCTATGAGAAGCGAGAGGGCCCTTCCAGAGAGTAACAAAAAACGTGTCCGAGTAGCCCGCGCTGACCATTATAATGGCGTCACATAGAGTGTGGTTAGGATAAGATGTTGTACACCCTGTAACAGAGTTGTTTGCATAAACCATACTCATAGCATGTTGGCCATCTGATGGAGGTGCTGTGGAAGGAGGAGACGTGCTTAAATTAGAGTTCCAATTTGAAGTGTTAGACTCAACTCCGGCCGCACCTGCAATACCGGACATATAATAATCACCACCTGTCATGGTAACTTTTACGGTTCCCACACCTATAGTCTGCACCCACTCTGGAGCTGCCGCTGATCCCGCGGCCCATGTTCCGTCACCCTTTAAAAATTTAGCAGTATTTCCAGTGGCATCCGGTACGTGACCTACAGCGTCCCCGCCTCCAAAAGCATTAGACTGAACCTGAACCGCTCCGGTAGTAGGCGATATTTTTATAGCGTCTGTTGGCCCTGTAGAGGTTGCTGAAGCTAATACACTCACGGAGGTTACTGCTCCCGTAGGGGTTGCCCAGTTTCCGTTCCCCTCAAGGAAGGTGCCTGCCGTTCCTGAACCTGGAACACATCCGATAAAAGGCCCTCCGTTATATATTTTTTGAATTACTTCAACAGCTCCCGTTATGGGGGTTACGGTAATAGGAGTCAAGGCGACTGTTGCCAGTGATGGCGGAGCGGCTTCTACACTCGAGACCCCCACTGCAGAGACATCTTTCCACTGCACCCCTGTTACAGTAGAAGTTAATACTTGATCCGTGGTTCCTGTACCTACTCCATCGCTAAAGCTTCCTGTAAGATTGACGCCTGCTAAGGCCGTTGTAGTTCCATTGGCGCTAAATGTATTGTTCCCGCTAAACACATTTGTTCCTGCCGACTGTATAGCAGAGTCCACAGAAAAAGTAGTATTAGATACCCCACTTAAAGCCATTCCTATTGCTGTAGCTGTATTCCCCGCAGTAAGGACCTCTTGTAATGTCGGCATAGAAGCTGCTGGCACACCCGTAGACCATTCTACTCCTAACGCTGCGTTAACTGTAAGGATTTGACCTGTTGACCCTACGGCCCCCGTTGCGTCGTTTATTACAGAGGTAGCGTTAAGGTTTAAGACCGAAGCCGAACCTAATATAATATCGTCCTCTGTGGTTATAGAACTTGCTGCAGCTAAAGTAATATTAGACCCTCCTGTAAAAGCAAGAGATGTCCCTGCCCCTGACATAGCAACGTTCCCGGTGGTATTAATATCCTGAGCGGTGGTATTCCCAACAGTAAGAGTGTCGTCCAGAGAACAGCATGATACTGATGCAGCCGCGATCCATTGAAGTCCAGTTCCTGTGGAGCTTAACACTTGGCCTGCCGCACCCGTAGAAGCCGAAGCAGTAATAGTAGTGGGTTCCACTGTGCCAACCACTGTTATATTACCCGTAAGGTTTATATTTTGTGTGGCTATAGCACCCGTATCTAAAACAGATTGAAGACCCTGAAGACCACCCGTAGCAGTAAGCGTACTGATACTAAAAGATACCGTTCTATTATCGTCGCTTGTATCCGTTCCAATAATAAAGTCATCCGCCGAGGGAGTCGTTAACGGATATACGGTAGTGTTTTCAATCTTAGCCATTTTCTTTATCTTTAACTTCTCCTGTTTCTAAATTTATAACAGCGTTCTCTCCATAGGTTTCCATTAAACCTTTCTCGGCTTTTTGGAACTGGAGTTTAATTTCTTGTACTCTTAGAACCAATCCATGTTCTTGCAGAGTAATATCCCCTAACTGAGTTTTAATTTTGTTAAACTCCGCATTAAGGTCTTGCAACTGCTTTAACTCTTCGTCTTTTACTTTTTTCATATTAATAGATTTAATTTATTGTTAAGGCAAAGATAAGAAAATAACTTTACTTATTATCCTTACTGCTGCCCCCAAAGAAAAAGTCTACTATAGTATTTACTTTTGCGGACATAGCTCCGAATATAGTTGAGATAAATCCTATCTCATATTCCGAAAGAACTACGTCATGTAAAACAAAATACTTAAACATAACATATGAAAGTAGAAAGTACGCTGCGGTAAAAATAGTCGCAAGAATTTTTTGAATAAGACTATCGTCTTTATATAGAGACCGGGCGTCTTTACGATCCTCCACCTCTTTATTAAAAGCCTCCCGCTCCGCTTCCAGTAATATTTTTTTTAACTCTAATTTAATCTGCGCCTTCTCCTCTTTGGTCGTGATAACTTCGTCGAGGATGCCTTCTGCATTCTCTACGATCCTTCCAAATAACCCTCCTAAAAAATTAGGTATCATAGTCGGTATATTCAATAGTGACCTCCTCCCCTCTTTCTAAAGCCGCCGCTATAGCAGGATACACCCTCATATACGCAAGAGTAGACTTGCCTATAAATCCGTCTTTTTTGACGAGGTTGTTTTCTTGAGTATCACCCAAGAGCAAACATCCAGCAGTATCTTCGTCAGTATTACCGCAATGAATAAGAATATATTTAAAATTAGGTACATCCAGTACGTGAAGCATCCCCATATGAATGTCAGCAAACCTCTTAGAATACCTGGCGTCAAGGCCGCCCACAGTTCTAAGACCGAGGCAATACTCGCCGGAAGGTATACAAGTCTCTCCCCAAACCTTTTCTTCCCTGCTTTCATCTTCGAGCGTGTAGCATAAAAATTTTCTTTTATTGTTAGATATATCAAAAAGGAGACCCGAAGTAGAGTCCACTTGTGAGCTTATACGCAATACCTCCAGCTTCATTTGATGCCTTTAAGTTTATATATCCTATATGCGGTATAGCCTATAGCTAACAACATAGAGACAAACTGCAGAATTTCATTGCATTGAGTTAAGCTAACTCCTAAAGCGCCACCGTTGGCAGCTATAACTGTTAATGTATCTTTCACTTCTTCTGGCATTACTCCTGTATATATATATATAAAAACCCTCCGTCCCACGTAACATTTGTTGTCCAGTTATTCATAGGCACAAAGATAAGGCTAACGTCGCGGAACTGGACCGCGAGATATGTATTCGTCTCCCGGAGTTCTAACTTTAGTTCGCATCTCGCCGAGAGTCTTTATTGTAAGGCCACGTATACGCGAGATACTCGAAGGCGTTCGGCCCACCCACTTAACTAAACATGCATCGCTGGTATCATCCCATCGGGCGGAGTCCCAGTCTGTAGTTATAAACTGAGTAAAGTCTATAGTTCTTGCCTGCGCAACAGTTAAGGACACGTATTTTCTATCTGCTATAGCCATTATGTCGGTACGTCGGTTGAAAGGTTAGAGGCGTCCATATTTTGCCACGTAATATAATTTGATGCGTCAAGTATATTATAAGAAATTGTGTTCCACCCAGCGTCACCAGTCATACTGTACCAGGTAACTACGTTTGCCGTGGACACTTGTGTGCAAATTATATCTGTTATAGACATGTCTACACTACCAACTTGGGTAAAAATAAGATCAGCTAATGTGGCAGTAAAGGTCATAGTATGAGTTCCTACAGTGTTAATTAGCGAAGACCCGCCACTGAAACTAAGAGTCATAGTGCTTCCGACTCCGGAAGCGGCAGTTACAGTATATGTTACGGTAGTAGCCGCTCCAATCTCCAGCACTCCATTCTGTCTAAAGTTGCAAGTACCCGATCCTGTAGGAGATTCCATTCTCACTGAGGTAGGCCCAAAAGTTATAAGGTTTGCTCCCGAAACCGCGGAAGCCCAATAAAGATCAGAAGGTGTAGCTTCAAAGTTTCCATTTTGGATATGGTTGTTATCAAAGGCAAGGGCGTTTAAACAATCTTGTGCCCCAGACATATTGGTGTATATAGCCCGAACTTCAGATGGTCGTAACGCATCATCCCATATAGAGAACTCAGTAGCAAGCCCTTCGAAATAAACTCCGCTGTCTCGAGCAAGGAAATAAGAAAGGGCAGAAGTAGGGAAGCTCCTTGTTATAGCACTAAAGTCTGTCGTGGTTGTATTTACTGCGTTGATATACCACTTCCAGTCGCCTGAACGATCTGCAGTTAAAGCGATATGAGTCCATGTATCGTTAGGAATAGTTGTTATGTTAGGGAAAATTAAGTCCGTAACAGTGGCATCCGTAGAAGAAGCCGTGAGTACCCCAGATGCATCAAATTCAATCTTAAGAGGGGCGGTCACGCCAAAGCCTGACTCCCAGATAGACATCCCTACTCCGCCTCCCGTTATATCGGGAACTTTTATCCAGAAAGAGATACTAAAGTCTAAAGCCCCTATCCCGAGTGCCCCGGTAATAAGACCGTAGTCAGAAATTCCATCGAACTCTAAAGAATTAGAGGTAGGGCAATCAGCTACTGGAGCAGCAGAGACACGGAAGTTTTGGAAAACCTCCCCAGCAATTCCCATTCCTATCCCGGTTGGCATTTAAAATAAAGCTATAATATCCGTGGCAGTAGTCGAAGCACCAACCTTAGTTACTAAGACAGGTAAGAAAGCACTGTTAGGGATGTTTTTAAATGTAAGTGTTGGAGTATCTGAAGAGTTTCTTTGACTCGCCATCTCTACAACAAGATCTCCTGTTGTTCCGACATACAGAGTAGCTGCGTTAGTAGGAGCGTTGAAGATGATATAGTTGTCAGCAGCACCACCAGTAGTGGCGGGGCTAAGAGCTAAGTTTAAATCGTCGGTAACTGCTGTAACAAAGTAAGCAATTTGAGCCGTAGTGTTATATACGATAGCATTCATTTGTATGCCATCTGACAGAAAAGTGGTTCCAACATCTGTAAGAGTGCTCGCTACAGAAAAATCTGCAGTGCCGCTTAGCGCCTCCGATGCCGGATCTGGGATAGGGACAGTGTTACTTGGTATAACTGCTAACCCCTCACTGACTTGTAATCTTTGATATGCCATTTTGTTTTATTATTAAAAAGTTACTAAAGGCGCTCTCACCCATGTGTTTGCAGCAGTACAAAGATACACATATGCATCTACACCATCTAACGCCCAACGTATCTCACCTAAAGTACCTGTATCTCCTGCACTTGTCGGAGCTGTATTCAACGCAGCTAAGTCCATTTGTCCCGTTACTTTTATACCCTTCGCGGTAGTAGTTAGTCTTTCATCCCCTGCATTAGAGTATAAAGTTATTGAGGTGGCATCAGAAGAAAGTTTTAAATCTCCCGATATTCTCAGCTCAAAAGTTGATGCTGTGGGGAACCCCATAGAGGTAGTAGTGTCGGTAGAGTTTAAAACCAGAGAGGGGATCTTTAAGTTATTTGATCCGTCTACAGAAAAAGGAGAATCTCCAATAGCTTCTGCTGCTGTGAAGACAGGTAAAAAATCTAATGTTCCAGAACCCGTAATAGTTCCCGTCGCCGCTGGGACAGTGTTTATGATATCCTGCATAGTATAAGCCTCCCTTAAAGTGTTGGCTTGGGCGGACCCTTTGTTAGTTGTGCTCGGCCCTCCTGTAGCGGGGCTTTCTGTAGTGTGGAATTTTTGTCCTAATGGTATAGTTGCCATAATTTTTATTTTTTTAAACCCAAGTTTCTAATAGTAAACGTTTCCAAGTACCAGAAGGATAAGTAGTTGTGGTGGGAGAAAGGTATATATATGTTGCGCCTCCAAATACAGCATAACGGATCTCTCCTTCGTCTCCTGGTAATATTGCTAAAGCAACACCAGCATTTAAAGCTGCAAGATCTGCCTGTCCATTAACGACAACTCCAATAGAGTTTGCCACAGGGGGGAAACCTTTGTGGGTTTTAAGTCGCTCCACTGATATCCCGCCGGATTCGTAATATAAATTAGTGTTATCTGTAGCCGTTTGAAAATTTAAGGCGGCATCTAAGCCGGAACTGGATTTCAGTTGAAAACTCGTGGAGGAAACAAAGCCAAAGACTGAAGTTCCAAGAATGAAGTTTTTTTGTAAAGTCATATCGGTGCCTGAGACACCCATGACAGAGTTTTGAATTGAGGTTGAAGTTAGATTAAACTCCGGAACTTTTCCAACAGCACCAGAACCCGTAATAGTTCCCACCCCCGCTGGGATGGAGTTTATGATATCCCCCATAGTAAAAGCTTCCCTCAAAGAGTTGGCTTGAAGGGAC